TTATAATATGTCAAGATGAAAGAGTATGAGTTAAGTACTTGACATTGAATCCTTGATTTTATATAAGGACAAGACAGTTTAAAAGCTGTCTTTTTTTTATTTTATTCATATGCTGCTTATAACATAGTTATGATAGTTCCCTATTAAAAAAATAGAAATTCAAAAAAAGGTACTGTGAGAGAATTTTGAGCGTTACGGGTCTGGCGAGAGCCCGACTTGTGTAAATTTTTTGTTAAATTTCATAACTTTGTCATGACTTAAGGAGGTGGTATTTATTGGTAAATGTAATTGATTTTAATGAGACAACTAAGTTAAAAGAGTTAGCAAAAGTCATAGGTTTAAGTGAAAGACATTTGCAGAGGTTGTCTCAAGAAGGGATTATAAAAAAGAATGACAAAGGGAAGTATTTGTTGTATGAAAGTATCAGGAGTTATATTAATTATTTAAAAGAGATTGAGAGTACGCCACAACAGCTTCAGGAAGAAAAATTAAAAAATGAAATAGAATATTTGAAAACTAGGGATAGAAAGGAAAATATCAAAATCAAAATACTTGAAGCTGATTTGCATGAAGCGAGTGATGTGAAAAGAGTAATGAATAATATAATTTCAGGATTTAAAGGTCAGTTGCAGACGATACCATATAAATTAGCACCGCTTGTCATCGGTATTGATAATTTAGGGGAAATACAGGAAATAATAACAAATAATATTAATAGTGTTTTGCTGGAGTTATCTGAATATGATAGAAGTAAATTCTTGAAAAATAAGGAGTATGTCAATAGTGAAGATGAAGAAGGACAATGATGTATTCAAAGAATTAGGGATAAAACAGAAAACGATAGATTTATTTTCAGAAATTTTAAAAGAATTGGCTCCTCCACCTAAACTTACAATAGATCAATGGGCTGATAAATATAGAATATTAAGTTCTAAATCAAGTGCAGAACCAGGAAGATGGAGTACTGATAGAGCACCTTATCAGCGTGGGATAATGCAGGCAATTTCAGATGGTAAAACAGAAATTATAGTACTAAAAATGGGAGCACAGGTAGGAAAAACTGAAATCTCATTGAATACATTGGGTTATTTTATTGATTATTTGCCCAGTTCAATTATGTATCTAATGCCTACAAAAGAGTTTGCTCAAGAATTTGCTTCGACTAGATTTATGGATATGGTAAGAAGTACTCCAAGATTGAGAAATAAAATAATTGTCGAAGAAACTGGAAGAGATACAAAAAAAATCAAAGAATTTTCAGGAGGATATGTTGTCTTTACTGGATCAGGGAGTGCTAGTGAATTAGCAAGCAGACCAATAAGAGTAATTTTAGCTGATGAAGTAGATAGATTTGAAAAATCAGTTGGAACTGAGGGTGATGCTGTAGAATTGGCTATAAAAAGGACTCAAACTTTTAAAGGGAGTAGAAAAATTGTGCTAGTGTCAACTCCTACTGTGAAAGGAGATAGTAAGATAGATTCGATGTTTCAAATTGGGACTCAAGAAAGTTTTTATGTCCCATGTCCTTGCTGTGGGAGTTATCAAAAATTTGTTTGGAAAAATTTTGATTTTGAAACTTGTGGTATGAAATGTGAGGATTGTGGTGAGATTTCTGATGAAATTAGTTGGAAGAAGAATAGGGTGTACGGTGAATGGTTAGCAGAAAATCCTGATGTGAAAGATGAAGACGGGAATATTAATTTTAAAATTCGTTCGTTTCATCTTAATGAATTTTATAGTTCTTGGAGTGATTGGAAAGATATAAAGGAAAATTTTCAAAGGTCGAAAGGAAATATTGAAATGATGAAAGTATTTACGAATACAGTACTGGCGGAAACTTTTGAAGAAAAAGAAGATACTTTAGATTGGCAGAAAATACTTAATAGGCGTGAATATTATCATTGTGAAATACCTGAAAATGTAAATGTATTAACTTGTGGAGTAGATGTTCAAGATAATAGATTGGAATACGAAATAGTAGGCTGGGCAAAAGATGAGGAATGTTATGGTATTAAATATGGGACTATTTACGGAAATCCTGGTGAGAGTTTTGTCTGGGATGAATTGGATGAAATTTTAGATAAAGAATACCCATATAAAAATGGTGAAAAAATAAAGATATTATGTACTTGTATAGATTCAGGTGGACATTTTACTTCTGAAGTATATGCTTTCGTAAAAATAAGAGAGCATAGAAGGGTATTTGCTATAAAAGGTATGGCGGGAACTCGTGAACTTGTGTCAAAACCTAGTAGAAACAACAAAGGAAATATTGCCTTATTTCCGATAGGGGTAGACAGTGGGAAAGATACGATATTTTCAAGATTGCAGATTGAGACTGCTGGAAAATACTATTTTCATTATCCTATAGAATCAGAAAAAGGTTATGATGAAGCTTACTTTAAAGGATTGACGAGTGAAAAAAGAGTGAATGTAGTTAAAAGAGGTATTAGAAAAACTGAATGGAAGATAATTAGCGGGAGAAGAAACGAACCTTTGGATTTACGAAATTATGCTCTTGCCGCACTGAGAATAGCTAATCCAAATCTTGAAAAAAGATATTCAACTGGTAATATGAGAGCAAAAACCGTTATTAGAAAAAGAAAAATATATTCTAAAGGAATTAAATAAGGAGGTAAGATGCCAATTTCAAGATATTCGAGAGAAATCATAGAAAAAAAATTACAGAAATATTTAGATGCAGAAGATGCATTACTTTCTGGTAAAAGTTATAAAATAGGAACTCGTGAGTTGACGAGATTAGATTTAAAAGAAATTCAAATAGGTAGAGTTTATTGGGAAAATGAGCTTAATAAACTAGATAGAAAATCTAACAGGCGAGTAAAAATCGGAGTGCACAGAAGTATATAGGATAGGAGGTGTCTATGAATCTAATAGATAGAATTGTGATGGCAATTGATCCAAAAAAAGGAATAGAAAGATATCATGCTAGAAAAAAAATAGAAATATTGAATACTGGATATTCTAATCACGGAGCTTCAACTACTAAAAAAGCAATGATAGGTTGGCAAAGTACTGCGGGCGGTGTAAAAAAAGATATCTATAAAAATCGTAAGAAATTGATTGAGCGTTCAAGAGATTTATATATGGGAACTTCTGTTGCAACTGGAGCATTAAAAACTATTAATACAAATGTTGTTGGGAGTGGATTAAAATTAAAAGCGGCTATTGATAGCGAAACAATAGGGATAAGCGATGATGAAGCGGCTAAGGTAGAAGAATTGATTGAAAAAGAATTTGAACTTTGGTCGAAAGATAAGATTGATAATTTAGGAACTATGAATTTTTATCAAGTTCAAGAACTTGTATTTTTAACAGTGTTGCTGAATGGAGAGTGCTTTATAAAATTAAATTATTTTGAAACACCTAAAAATCCGTATAGTTTGAAGTTGGAAATTTTAGAGCCCGATAGAATTTATACTCCTAATAATATGCTTTCAGATAAAAGTGTAGTTGAAGGAGTAAAAATAGATAAAAATGGAAGAGTTGAAGGTTATTATGTTTCATCTGAACATCCATTGGACGCAACTGGTGCAGTAACAGAAAAATTTATTAAAGTTTATGGGAGTGAGAATCAAAAAAACATAATTCATCTTCTTTTTACTGAAAGACCTGAGCAGGTAAGGGGTATTCCGATATTGTCACCAGTTATCGAAAATTTAAAACAGCTTGGGAATTATACTGAAGCAGAATTGATGGCTGCGGTTATAAGCGGATTGTATGCAATTTTTATTGAAAGTGAAGCTGATAGTCCAAGTGGAGCTGATGTTGGAGAACTTGAAGCTGTTGAAAATGATTTGTTGGTAGATTCAGAAGATGAAACCACTATAGAACTTGCGCCAGGAATGATTGCTTCACTTAATCCAGGAGAAAAAGCAAAAGCTACTAATCCGGGAAGACCAAATGCACAATTTGATCCGTTTGTGACAAGTATTTTAAGACAAATAGGAAGTGCCCTAGAAGTTCCGTATGAACTTTTGATTAAGCATTTTACGGCAAGTTATTCAGCAAGCCGTGCAGCACTTTTAGAAGCATGGAAAATGTTTAGAAAGAGACGAGAATGGTTTTCTGAAAACTTCACTCAACCGATTTACGAAGAATGGTTAAATGAAGCGTATTTGTTAGGGAGAATAGAACTTAAAAACTATGGAACTGATTTTCTTATAGATAAAGCCTGGTGCGGTTCACAATGGAACGGACCAAGTCAAGGACAAATTGACCCATTAAAAGAGGCAAATGCTGCTGTTATAAGAATTAATAATGGATTATCGAATAGAACTAGAGAAACAGCGGAGCTTAATGGTGGAGATTTTGAACAAAATGTAAAAATTTTAGCAAAAGAAAATAAATTATTAAAAGAGAAAGGAGTGATAATAAATGCCGAAACAACTAAAATTTTGGAATCTGGTGAAGAATGATGAAGAAAAAACGGCGGAACTGATACTTTATGGGAGTATAGGAAGTGATGAGTATTGGGATGATATATCCGATAAGGTATTTAAACAAGATATAGAAAACCTTGGAGATGTGGAAAACATTACTTTACACATAAATAGTCCAGGTGGGAGTGTATTTAGTGCTGTAGCGATAGCAAATACTCTTAAAAATCACAAAGCTAAAGTGACGGCAAATATTGATGGATTAGCAGCAAGTGCTGCAACTATTATAACAAGTGCTTGTGATACTGTAAGAATGCCTAAAAATGCATTGTTTATGATCCATAATCCAATTACTTTTGCTTATGGGAACAATCAAGAAATGCAAAAAACTGTTGAAATGCTTGATAAGGTTAAAAACAGTATTATTGAAACATATTTAAACAAAGCAAAAACAGACAAGGAAACTTTATCTAAATTAATGGATAATGAAACTTGGATGGATGCAGAAACAGCTAAGGAATATGGATTTGTTGATGAAATTGTGGATGAAGAAGTAGGGAAAGAATTTGTAGAAAATAAATTAATTATAAATAACATGGCTTTTGATATTTCAAAATTTAAAAATTTTAGAAAAGCAAAAGATGTAGTTATTAATAATAAAAAAAATACTAAGGAGGTAAAAATGACTTTAGAGGAGTTAAAAAACCAATTTCCTGATTTGTATGATTATGTATTGAACGAGGGGAAAAAAATTGGAAAAGAGGAAGAAAGAGAAAGATTAAAAGCTATTGACGATATAGGAGTTAATAATTATTCTGAATTAATAGAAAATGCTAAATATGTTAATCCTATGTCAGCTAGTGAGTTGGCTATTAATATTTTGAAAAAGCAAAAAGAAGAAAAAACTCAAAAGTTGCAAAATATTAAAAATGAAAGTCAAGATAATTTCATACCACCAGCTGCGAATGATGGAACAACACCTGGTAAAGAAGAAGAAAAGCGGTTTATGGGACTTGATATTATGACTATTTTTTCTAAAATGAATAAAAAAACAGAGGAGGGGAAATAAATGGATTTTGTAGCAAAAGGTAATGAATATACCAGCGAACAATTTTTAAGTGGAACAGGACACAGATATATGGAATTTGAAGTACCGCAAGGTAAAAGTGTAAAAAGAGGTGATGCTGTAAATGTAACTGCCGAACTTTCAGATGGAACTGATTTATTTGGAATAGTTATGGAAAATGCTGACGGAACAACGGCAAAAACTAAAACAACTGTAGCTATTTCAGGGGAATTCATTTTTGAGGGATTAAATGTGAAAGCGGGTACACAAAAAGCAGATTTTACAAAAGCAGCTAGAGATAAAGGTATTGTAATAAAAGGATTAGGAGGTAAGGAATAATGCCAGCAGTAATAGAATTTATTGGGTTGTATGACCAGAATGTAATTAGACCAAAATCATTCATAAAAGACAGTTATTTTAAAAATAGAAAAACATCAGAAAATCAAAAAATGGAAATAGAATTTAGAAAAGGAAGACAACTTGTAGCACCTTTTGTATCTGAGTTTATTCCAGGAACAGAAATGGTAAAGAACACTTATGAAAGTAAATTTTTTCAAGCTCCAAAAGTAGCACCAAAAAGAACTTTTTCGGCTTTTGAATTGTTTTTTAATAAAACAGCAGGGGAAACAATTTATGGTGGGAAAAGTCCTGAGGAAAGAAAAACAGACTTACTCGCAGAATCTTTTGCGGAATTTGAGGAACAAATTACAAGAAGAGAAGAAATAATGTGTACTGAAGTGTTGTTTAATGGAAAAGTGGTTGTAAAAGGTGAAGGAATAGAAGGGGAAATTAAATTTGGAACAGTTGAAGAAATTACACCAGCTGTTTTATGGACTCAACCTAATGCTGATATAATTGGAGATTTACAGGCAGCTATAACAAAAATTGGGAAAGTTACAGGATTAAGACCTGAAATGATATTAATGGATCCTGTGGCAGCAAAATTATTTGTAGATAATGAAAAAATTCAGAAGTTGTTGGATGTAAAAAATTATAATGTAGGAAAAGTAGATCCAAGAGAAACAGCAGCAGGAGCCGTTTATATTGGAACAATAACAACTCTTGGGTTGCCGATTTATTCTTATCAATCTCAATACTCTGTATTAAATGCTGATGGAAAAACTTATAGTGATAAGGATTTAATTCCTGAAGGGAAAGTTCTATTAGCACCAAGCAACAATAAAATTATGTACGGACCAGCAGCAGATGTAAAACAAGGAATTATTGTAGCAGAGCGTTCAGTATTTACAGATGAAGATTCAAAATCTAACACTGTAGAAATCAGGACAGAATCAAGACCTTTACCAGTAGTATATGATATTGAAGCTATAAAAATATTGAAAGTAAAATAGGAGGTTGACATGAAGTACAGGGTATTGAGTCCTTTGGTGTATGCTGGAACAGTATATAATGCTGAACAGGAAGTTGATATTATCGAAAATACAGTTGCTAAGGATTGTATTGAAAGAGGTATTATAGAGAAAATTACAGAAAACAAATCTAATAAAGTTGAAAAGAAAATTGAAACTTCAGAAGAAACTGATAACAAAAGTAAAAAATAGGTGATATTCATGGGATTTAAAGATGTAATTAAATCGGATATAGTAAATGTATTTCTGAATAGTAACGAATTTGGAACGGAGCACACATTGAACGGAAGAAAAGTTATATGTGTGGTTGATGAAGAAAAATTTCAGAATAAACAGAAAAATGGACTTGTTTCAACGGAGGAAGGAGTTTTTCAGAACGGATTTACTTTATTTATAGGTTATCCGTATCTGAAGCTTCAACCGCACACCGGCGAAAGTATAACAATAGATGGTGTAAAGTATGAAGTTGCAGCTAGTAAATCAGATATGGATATGTTTGAGATAGATTTGTTTAGAAATGAGGAAATGTGATGTTCGAGATAAAAATAGATGAAAGTCAATTAAGGTTTATCGAATCGAACTTTGACAACTTAAAAGGCAAAATGCCAAATGCTCTTGCCAATGCCATTAATAGAAGTATGGAAATGGTAAAAACAGAAGCGTTGAGACAAGCTACATCGAAATATACAATAAAAAAAGGAGAATTGAGTGATTCAATTAAATTCACGCGGTCATCTGGTGGAAATTTAACAGCTAGAATAGTTTCAACTGGTAGTGTTATAGGGCTGGATCATTTTAAATTAACACCTAAAACTAGAGGAAAATATAAAAAGACTGTTAATTCAATAGTAAAAAAAGGAGAAGGCGGAAGTATACCAAATGCTTTTATTGCTTATTCTGATGGTAGATTAGGAGCTTTTAAAAGAAAAAGCACGAAAAGATTACCAATAGAAAGATTAATGGGACCTTCTGCTCCCCAAATGTTAGGTGAGGATAGTATATTGGAATATTTGCAAGGATTTATGGAAGAAAAGTTAAACATGCGTCTTGAACATGAAATTGAAAGGTTAATGGGATGATAAAACATACAGAGGAAAAAATATTTGAATTTCTTGATAAAGAACTTTCAAATAAAGGAATCAAAGTATATAGAGGTTTTTTACCGCAAAAGAGCTTTGAGGACAGGGAAAATGGAAATTATAAAGAGAATTTTCCTTATGTTACATTAAGAATAGTTGAATTTAAGCAAGAAAGAGCTGGAATAGATTACTATGATTCTCCTGTTGAGTTTGAAATATGGGTAGCCACAAAAGAAAATGGTGAAAATGATTATTTAGAAAATTTATCTTTAGCAAATGAAATAATGGAAAAATTATTGGAAGAAACTACTAAACCAGTAAAAGATAAATTATTAAACATTGATAATCAAGGTTCAGGGTTTGTAATAGATCAAACCAAGGAATTTAAAGTTTCATTTCATTCCGACCAATACAGACCATATTTTTTCTCAAGAATATTGTTTTCAGTTTATGGAGAAGCAATTTCCTCAGTTTATACTAATAAATTATAAGGAGGTAAATATGGAAAAAAAGCAATACATATATTTAGGTAATAATATAGAATTTAAAAATTTTAGTT